CTGCTGGCAAGGCTGGACGTGGCGGAAGGCGAACCGTTCGCGGCCCCGGCTCAGCCGCCGTTCTCGCTGGCCATCCCTGACGGGTTGGTCGGCGATCTAGCCGATTACATGCTGACCACGGCACGGCGTCCTCAGCCACTTTTATCGTTAGGGGCCGGCCTCTGCGCCATCGGCGCCCTGATGGGGCGGAATTACCGCACGGAGAGCAACTTGCGCTCGAACCTCTATGTCGTCGGCATCGCCGATAGCGGATCGGGCAAGAACCATGCCCGGGAAATCATCAACGAGACGTTCTTCGAAGCCGGGCTTGCCCATCACCTCGGTGGCAACAAGATCGCCTCTGGCGCGGGGCTTCTGACCGCGTTGCACCGCCAGCCGGCAACCCTGTTCCAGATCGACGAGTTCGGGATGTTCCTCTCGGCGGCGGCGGACCGCAAGCGCAGCCCGCGCCACATCACCGAGATCCTCGACAACATGACCGAGCTCTACACCTCGGCAGGCGGCATCTTCCTTGGCGCGGAATATGCCAACCGCGATGGCACGAACGAACGGCGCGACATCAACCAGCCCTGCCTCTGCGTCTATGGCACCACGACGCCGCTGCACTTCTGGGGCGCATTGCAGGGGGCGAACGTCGTCGATGGTTCGCTCGCCCGTTTCCTGATCCTGCCCAGCGACGAGGACTACCCCGACGAAAACATCGCCGTGGGCATCCGCCAGGCCCCGGCTGCGCTGATCCAGGGGCTGCAACTCATCGCGGCGGGCGGTGGGACCAAAAAGGGCAATCTGACCGGTAAGACCGCCGATCAGAATACGGCCGTGAACCCGATGATCGTGCCGATGACCGCGGAGGCCCGCACCCGGTTTCGTCACCTTAGCGTTGAGTTAACGCAGGAGTTGCGCGCTGCGGCTGGCACAGCCTTCACGGCAATCCTCGCCCGCATCGGAGAAAACGCCCTGAAACTGGCGCTCATCGTCGCGGTTGGGCGCGATCCTATCCGTCCGGAAATCGAGATCACGGCTGCTGACTGGGCCATTGGCTTCGTGCGGCACTACGCACAGCGCACGATGGAGGCGGTCGAGCGGCATGTCGCGGACACCGAGACCGAGGCACATCTGAAGCGATTGAAAGAGATCATCCGCGCATCCGGGGCGAAAGGCATCACCAAGTCCGAGATCACCCGGGCCTCGCAGTGGCTGAAATCCCGCGATCGCGACGAAATCCTGCTCACCCTGATCGAGAGTCGGGATATCACCACCGGCATGCGCGGCTCTTCGACCAGGCAGGCCATGGTCTACAGGATGGCCCGCTGGGGTGGCCCATGGCGAGATGTTTCAGGACGCAAAATCACGCAGAAGGAACCTTGATCATGTCTAACTATATGGCAGGAGTGATAAAATTTGGGTCCATCACGTCCTTCAATCTTTCAAGAGGACACCCATCCCCTTACGCGTGTACGTGCGCGCGGTATAAATAAAGAATGACCACCCCCTATAACTGTATAATAATATGAAATATATGTATTATATAGAGAGACCAATGGGTTAGGTGGCGAAAAGCTTCAACTGAACCCTTCAAGGGTCGAGAAAGAACTGCCGGGCGGCCCGCTCGCCCCGCGCCTGACATGACCAGACCACCCTTCGGGGCCTGGCGAGACCGCAGCCTTCACCGGCCAGCCCTCTCGCCACGCTCGCCAAAGCGAAGAGGAGGTCTCTATGACCAAACCCAACGAAAACCCGCGCTGCATGCTGGCGCTCGACCTCGGTACCACCACCGGCTGGGCCCTGCGCGGCTACGGCGGGCTGATCACCAGCGGCACTGCCAGCTTCAAGCCTGGCCGCTATGACGGCGGGGGGATGCGCTATCTGCGTTTCACCAACTGGCTGACGGAACTCGACCGTCTGTCCGGGCCGATCTCGGCTATCTGGTTCGAGGAGGTCCGCCGCCATGTCGCGACCGACGCGGCCCATGTCTATGGCGGTCTGCTGGCTGTTCTCACCAGCTGGGCGGAACTGCGGGGCGTGCCTTACCAGGGCGTCCCGGTCGGCACGATCAAGCGCCATGCCACAGGCCACGGTAATGCACCCAAGCAGGCCATGATCGCCGCGGCCCGTGCTCGCGGTTACAGCCCGGCGGATGACAACGAAGCAGACGCAATCGCCATCCTGCATTGGGCCATCGCAACGAATGGGGGTGTCGCATGAGGTGGCATCCCCACGGCTATGGCGGCCAGCGCCGCGACCCCGAGCAGGTCAAGCGTGAGGGCTGGCACGAACAGGGCGTGCTGGCGGTGTCGGCCGACGATCAACGGCTGACCTGGCCCGAACGCGAACTGGTCCGTCAGCTTGGCGAAAAGCTCTACGGGCGACGCCCGATGGGAAAGGAGGTCCTGCATGGCTGACCGCATCTGGACGGCCGAGTGCGTGGCCGATCATTTCGAGGAAGCGTTCCGCACGCTGCGTAAACTGCCACCCGTGAAGGCGCAGGGGTTCATCAACGCCTGGCCGCAGATCGTGCGAACGGAGAAGGAAATCCTCGCGATGGAGCCCGAGCCCATGCGGGTCTGGCCATCGACCGCCGCGATCACCCGGTTGGAGCAGACCTTCGACTGGGTGCTGTGGCTGGGCGAGGATGAGCGCCGCCTGATCTGGTGGCGGGCGGCACGTCGGCCCTGGAAGGAGATCACCCACGAATTGGGCGTCGATCGCACCACCGCTTGGCGGCAGCACAAGCTGGCGCTGACCAAGATCGCGGCCCGCCTCAATGCTGCAGCTGCATAAAGTGTTGCAACACTTTTTTCTTCGACAGATGCAACAAGTCCGTGCTATCTGAAAGGCATGATGGGGAGAGTGCGTCGCAGAGACGTCTCTCCCCGTTTTCGTTCCGGATATGGGTGGTTTGCAGCGATGCAACCGGTGATCGGTTTTCCAAGAAAACCGTCTCCGCTCAAAATGCTACACCTCATAACCCATTGAAATTGAATGGGTCCCTTCTGTTCGTGGCCGTATTCGGGGGGGCGAGGCGCAAGGCTTTCCCAGTGACACCCCTGAAAATACCCGTTTCGTTTCGGTTCCCGGACCTGCGGTTCGCTTTCAGGCGAACCCCAAGAAAACAAGGGCCTGACGGCCTGACAAGCCACGCCTGAACCGAAGCGGGGGTCAGACCCCATTTCGCTTTGGCCCCCAGACCCGTTTCGCTTTCGGGTATCCCCAAGGACATTCCCATGGACGTCGTCGACCTGCCGCTCGAGCAGATCATCCCCTATGCGCGCAACCCGCGCCGCAACGCGCAGGCCATCGCCACGGTCGCAGCCTCGATCCAGGAATTCGGGTGGCGCCAGCCCATCGTCGTGGACGAGGCGATGGTCGTGCTGGCCGGTCACACGCGGCTGGAGGCAGCGCGCAAGCTTGGCTTCAAGACCGCGCCGGTGCATGTCGCCAAGGGGCTTACCGCGAACCAAGCTCGCGCCTTTCGGATCATGGACAACCGCTCGAGCGAGAATGCCGAGTGGGACAAGGACCTGCTGAACCTCGAATTGGCAGACCTGCTGGAGGCGGATTTTGACCTTGGGCTGACCGGCTTTACCGACGAGGAACTGACCGCGCTGATGTCGAGCCTGGACGAAGGCACGGGCCCGCAGGATGGCGAAGACGATATTCCGGAAACCCCGGTGGACCCCATCAGCCGCCCGGGCGATCTTTGGATCCTTGGCAATCATCGGTTGCTTTGCGGCGACAGCACGGTGGCAACGGATGTCGAGCGCCTTTTCGGCACGGTAAAGCCACTGTTGATGGTGACAGATCCGCCCTACGGCGTGGAATACGACCCGAGCTGGCGCAACCAGGCGGGGGCGGCAAAGACCAAGCGCACCGGCAAGGTGCTGAACGATGATCGGGCCGATTGGCGCGAAGCCTGGGCCCTGTTCCCCGGCGATGTCGCCTATGTCTGGCACGGTGCTTTGCATGCCGCGACGGTCGCCGAAAGCCTGGAGGTTGCAGGCTTCACCATCCGCTCCCAGATCATCTGGGCCAAGGACAGGCTGGTTCTGAGCCGCGGCGATTATCATTGGCAGCATGAACCGGCTTGGTATGCCGTGCGAAAATCCGGCAAGGGTCACTGGGCGGGGGATCGCAAGCAGACCACGCTCTGGCAGATTGCCAACAAGGATCAGGACGAAAAAACTGTCCACGGCACGCAGAAACCCGTCGAATGCATGCGGCGGCCAATCTTGAACAACTCAAGCCCCGGGCAGGCGGTCTATGAACCCTTCATGGGGTCAGGCACCACACTGATCGCGGCCGAGACGACCGGGCGTGTTTGCTACGGGATCGAGTTGAATCCGGCCTACATCGATGTCGCCGTCCAGCGCTGGCAAAAGTTCACCGGCAAGCAGGCTGTCCTTGAGGGGACAGAGACGACTTTCGACGCACTCAAAGACAAAGACCGCTGAGGAATGAATGACCTGGCTATACCTTCCGCAGGCCTGCCTGCCGGAACCGCAGACGCATGCCTTTACGGGCTCTCTTTGTGTTCCGGAGCCGGGGGCATTGATCTCGGCCTCACCCTCGCCTTGCCCGGATATCGAACTGTGGGCCATGTCGAACGGGAAACCTACGCCGCGGCCCTTCTCGTGGCGCGGATGGAAGACACGGCCCTGGATGAAGCACTTGTCTGGGACGATGTTGCCACCTTCGATGGCCGGCCTTGGCGCGGCGCAGTGGACATCCTCTCTGCGGGCTACCCGTGCCAGCCGTTCTCGCTGGCAGGCAAACGCCTTGGGTCTGAAGACCCCCGACACCTCTGGCCCCACGTCGCGCGCATTATCGGCGAAGTTGAACCCCCGTTCGTCTTTCTCGAAAACGTCGCCCATCATCTCCGCCTCGGCTTTCCCGAAGTCGCCGCAGGACTGGTCGGCATGGGCTACCGACTTGCGGCGGGCCTCTTTACGGCGGCGGAAGTCGGTGCGCCGCACCGACGCGAACGGCTCTTCATCCTTGCCCACCGTGACTGCGACGCATTGGCCGACCCCGCGCGCCTGCTCTGGCACCCGCTCCAGTGGCGGGAACCGGACGGAGATGTTGCGGATGTGGCCGACACCACGGGCGAGCGCCAACGAGAACCGGCAATCAAAACCAACACCCTCGCAAGCAGCGGGGCAGCACGGGATGAACCTTGCGACGACGGCTGTGATGTGGCCGACGCCACAGGCCGACAGCTTTCGCAGCAGGGGTGGCGACCGGAAGGACGAAAAGGGCCTGGGGTCAATGGCACGGGACTGGCCGACGCCGATGGCAAGCGATGGCTGCAAGCCGAGCGCGGGCAAACGGAAGGCCGCCGATTTGAGCCATGTGACCCAGATGTGGATGACGCCAACAGCGCGGGACTACAAGGACGGGGCCGCCAATCCTGCGACCATGAAGGTGAACGGGCAGCTTGGCCGCCAGGTCCTTGCGACACCGACAGCTGGCAGCGATACCTCCGATGTGCGCCGGACCTTGAACCCGCTGTTCGTCGAGGCGCTGATGGGTTGGCCCACCGGGTGGACCGGCTTCGCGTCTGCGGAAACGGAGTGGTCCCGCTGGTTGCAGCGCATGCGCTGCGAACTCTCGCGGCTCAATTACTGCACGACAGAAGCGGGGTGACCGGATGACCCAGACAGGCCGAATGTCTCTATTGGAAAGCGTGACAAATGTGGTCGTCGGCTACGTGCTGGCGATCATCACACAGATCGTGGTCTTTCGATGGTTCGGGATTGTGACCGACCTAAACCAGCATCTTGCCATCGGGCTTGCCTTCGTCGTCGTCTCGCTGGCGCGGGGATTTGTGTTGCGACGCATCTTCGAACACTTCTCGCGCAGGTAAGGCACCGCTGGCCGGGCGGAAGGGCTCGGGCGCCAGGTCGCTTAATCAGCGTACTCGCCTTCCTTGAAAGCACTGTCAGTGATCTGGCGCAGGAGTCCGGCATAGCGTTCGAGTGTGCCGACATGGCCCCAGTTCACCTCGTCAGGCGCGGCGTGAAAATGGTCATCGCTCAGCGCCTGAAGCCGGGCGAGCATCGTGTCGATCTCGCCCTTCTTGGCGAGGAACTCTTGTAGCGCGGCCTCTTGGTTGCGCAGTGTGGCAATGTTGCGGGGCATCGTCTGGGTCCCTTCACCGCGCAGCAGGATGCGTCGCGCTATGGGACAAGCCTCGCTCTGCGGCGCACCACTATCCAGTTTAATCAAAGCAATATCATTGCTTTAATCGCGGGCCTTCGATCATCCGATGTCATCTGCCACCCAACCCATCGGCGTGATCGCGCGGCTTCTGGACCTCTCGGAACGGCGCATTCAGCAACTGAGCCGGGAGGGGGTCATCCCGAAGGCCGAACGTGGCCACTACGACCTGATCGGGTCTGTGCGCGGCTATGTCCGCTATCTGCGCGATCAAGCCCAGAAGGCGCAGGCAGGCGCCCCGGACTATGCCGCCGAACGGGCGCGCTTTATTCGGGCGCGTGCTGATCTTGCGGAGATGGAAGCCGAAGAAAAGCGGCGTTCGCTGATTGCGGCAGATGAGATCGAGGCCGCCTGGATTGCGGTGCTTGCGCTTCTCAGAACCCGCCTGCTGGCGCTGCCGGACCGGCTGGCACCGCAGGTATTTGACCAACCCACCGTCGGAGACACCCGGAATCTGATCCGCGCCGCTATTCGCGAGGTGCTCGATGATCTCGCGCAGCCAGACATTGACCTTGAAGCTGACATTGACCTCGCCGAGCGCGCTCACTCTGAAGGGGTCACCGATCCTGAAACGGACGGTGGCGAAGGCGCTGGCGGTTCTGAAGCCACCGCCGGACCTGACGATCAGCGATTGGGCGGATCAAAACCGGAGGTTGAGTTCTGAGGCCAGCGCTGAACCGGGGCAATGGCGCACGAGCCGCGCGGAATACCAGCGGGGGATCATGGACGCGATCTCGGATCCGGCGGCGGAAACCGTCGTGATCATGTCGAGCAGCCAAATCGGGAAATCGGAGTCGATCCTTAATATGGTCGGCTACCACATCGACCACGACCCGGCCCCGATCATGGTGGTGATGCCAACCGAGCGGGACGCCGAAACCTGGTCGAAGGATCGCTTCTCGCCGATGGCGCGCGACACGCCCTGCCTGCAGGGCAAGATCGCCGATCCGCGGTCGCGGGACGGCAACAACAAGATCCTGCACAAGCGGTTTCCGGGCGGGCATTTGACCATTGTGGGCGCCAACGCGCCCTCGGGGCTGGCCAGCCGGCCGATCCGGCTGTTGCTCTGCGACGAGGTGGATCGTTATCCGTTCAGCGCAGGGGCCGAGGGTGACCCGGTCAATCTCGCGAAAAAGCGGACGGTGACGTTTTGGAACCGCAAGATCGTGCTGGTCTCGACGCCGACGAACAAGGGCGCAAGCCGGATCGAGGCAGCGTTTGAAGAAAGCGATCAGCGCCGGTTCTGGGTGCCGTGCCCAATGTGTGGGGCGGAACAGCTTTTGACGTGGTCGCAGGTCCGCTGGGACAAGGCCGACGATGGCAGCCACCGACCCGAAACGGCCCGCTACCGTTGTGGGACATGTGATGCACCTTGGAAGGATGAGACCCGCTGGGCGACGATCCGCAAGGGGCGCTGGATTGCGGATGCGCCGTTCAACGGCACCGCTGGCTTCCATCTGAATGAGATCTATTCGCCCTGGGTGCGACTGGAGGCGATGGCCAAGGCGTTCCTGTCGGCGCGCGCGGGTGGGGACGAGACGATGAAGACCTTCGTCAACACCTCGCTTGGCGAAACCTGGATGGAAAGCGGCGAGGCCCCGGATTGGCAGCGGCTGCAAGGTTTGAAGGAAGATTGGCGCGCGGGCACGGTGCCGACGGGTGGGCTCTTTCTGACCGCAGGGGCCGATGTGCAAAAGGACCGGATCGAGGTTGATGTCTGGGCCTGGGGCAAAGGCCTGCAAAGCTGGCTCATCGATCACATCGTGATTGACGGCGGCCCGGGCAATCCAGCCTGCTGGCAGCGGCTCTCTGACCTGCTGGGCCGGACTTGGGCTCACGCCAGCGGCACGCCAATGACGATTGCGCGGCTTGCGATCGACACAGGCTATGAGACGGCGGCGGTCTACGCCTGGGCGCGTCAGGTTGGTTTTGGGCAGGTGGCGCCGATCAAGGGGCTTGAGGGGTTCAATCGCGCAAGCCCTGTCAGCGGCCCGACCTTTGTGGATGCGACCATCGGCGGCAAGCGTTTGCGTCGCGGGGCGCGGCTTTGGACCGTGGCCACCTCGACCTTCAAGGCCGAGACCTATCGCTTCCTGCGGCTTGACCCGCCGGAGGTCAGCAACCCGGTGGATGGAGAGCGGTTTCCTCCTGGCTTTCTTCATCTGCCGGGCTGGGTCGATGCCGAGTGGTTAAAGCAGCTGACGGCCGAGCAACTGGTGACGGTCAAGAACAAGCGCGGCTTTGCCAAGCTCGAATGGCAAAAACTGCGGGAACGCAACGAGGCGCTGGACTGTCGTGTCTACGCCCGTGCAGCGGCCTGGATCCTTGGCGCGGACCGTTGGTCTGAGGCCCGATGGGAAGAATTGGCGGCGCAGTTTGTGGTCGCTGATGCCAGGGGCAGCGCTTCAGCCCAAGCGCCGCAACCGATCCGCAAGGCACAGGTCCGGCGCGTCGCGCGGTCAACATATATGGGATGATCTCGAGAATGGCGGATTTGGCGACACTGAAACTCCGCCGGGAGACCCTGGCCGCACAGCGCGCCTCGGGCGTGGCGCGGGTCAGTTATGATGGAAAAACCGTCGACTATCGTTCCGTGGCGGAAATCGACCGCGCCATCGAGGCCCTGGACCGCGACATCGCCGCAGCCGAGGGGCGGCGGATCGTGCGGCAGGTCCGCGTGACAACGGCCAAGGGGCTCTGAGTAGATGGGACTGTTTAACCTGTTTCGCCGTCCCAAGCCGGGCGGCCCTGAGGCCGTGCGGGCGCGGCTGGAAGGGGCCATGGCCAAGCGGCGACTGCGGGGCTGGCAGCCGCCGCTCGAGAACATCAATTCGCTGGTTGCGTCGGGCGGACCGCGTCTCTTGGCAAGGTCGCGCGAGTTGGTGGTCACCAATGGCTATGCCGCGAACGCCTGCGAGGCCTTTGCGTCGAACCTCGTGGGCGACGGGATCAAGCCGTCGTCGTTGATCGAGGATCCAGCCTTGCGCGACCGGGTGCAGCGGCTCTGGCTTGCCTGGACCGATGAGGCGGATGCGGATGGGCTGACGGATTTCTACGGGTTGCAGGCCATGGTCGCGCGCGAGATGTTTGTGGCGGGCGAATGCTTTGTACGGTTGCGCCCGCGTCGGTCGGAGGATGGGCTGCTGGTGCCAATCCAGTTGCAGCTCCTGCAATCGGAGATGCTGCCCTTCGAGAAGACCGAGACTGCGCCGAATGGCAATCGCATCCGCTGCGGCATCGAGTTCGATGCCATCGGCCGCCGCGTCGCCTACCATTTCCGCCGCCGCCATCCCGGCGACAGCACCGATCAGGGCATGGTCACGCCGGAAACCGTGCGTGTTCCGGCCGAGGATGTCTTGCACATCTACCGACCCATTGATGCGGGCCAGATCCGGGGCCTGCCGCATGTGGCGCCCGCCATGGTGCGGCTGTTTCTGCTCGATCAATATGACGACGCCGAGCTTGACCGGAAGAAGACCGCCGCGATGTTTGCAGGCTTCATCACCAAGACCGCGCCGGAAGACCCGATGATGGGCGAGGGGGCGGGCGATCTTGACGGGGCGGCCCTCGCCAGCCTCGAGCCCGGCACCATGCAGGTGCTGCTGCCCGGCGAGGATGTGAAATTCTCCAGCCCTGCCGATGTGGGTGGCGGCTATGAGGCGTTTCAATACCGCACGCTGCTGGCGGTTTCGGCATCATTGGGGCTGCCCTATCATCTGGTGACCGGTGATGTGCGACAGGCCAATTACTCGTCCTTGCGTGCCGAACTGGTCGAGTTCCGTCGCCGCGTTGAGCAGTTGCAGCACGGGGTGATCGCACATCAGTTGTGCCGTCCGGTCTGGGCGCGCTGGTTGGAGACGGCGGTGCTGTCGGGGGCGTTGGAGCTGACGGACTTCGTCCGATCGCCTGCGCGCTATCGTCCGGTGAACTGGATCCCGCCGCGCTGGGATTGGGTCGATCCTCTGAAGGACATCCAGGCACAGGTGCTGGCGATGGAGGCCGGGATCATCTCGCGGCGCAAGGTGGTCGAGGCCACCGGTTACGATATCGAGGAAATCGATCGCGAGAACGCAGCGGACGCAAAGCGTGCCGGGGCCATGGGTCTCACCTATCGCACCAGCCCCGGCGAGGCGCAGGGGGCGCGGGCCACACCGCAGAGCTTGCCGGACACTGGCGCGGCTGGACCCGGTCCTGCCGACACGGGCGGCACTGATCCACAACAGGAGGCGTAAGCCCATGAAAAACTGGTACACGATCCGCGCCCAAAGCACCGGCGCGGAGGTGGTGATCTATGACGAAATCGGGGCTTACGGCGTCTCGGCCAAGGGGTTTCTGGCGGAACTTGCCGCACTTCCGGAGGCCACACCGCTGGCCCTGCGGCTGAACAGCCCGGGCGGGTCGGTCTTCGATGCGGTTGCGATCTACAACGCGCTTCTGCGCCATTCCGGCACGGTGACGGTCTGGATTGACGGCATCGCTGCCTCGGCCGCCTCCTATATCGCCATGGCTGGCGACGAGATCGTCATGCCGGAAAACGCCTTCCTGATGATCCATGATCCGGCCGGGGTGGTGATGGGCACTGCCATTGACATGCGCGCGATGGCCGAGGCGCTGGACAAGGTGAAGGGCAGCCTCTTGCAGGGCTACGCTGCGAAATCCGGCCGGTCCCAGGAAGAAATCGCGCCCCTGATGGCGGCGGAAACCTGGCTCGATGCAAAGGATGCCCTGGATCTTGGGCTGATCGACCGCATCGCAGAACCGGTCCGCATCGCTGCCCGGTTTGATGTCGCCCGGTTCCGCAATGCGCCGCCTGTGCTGGTGAAAGGTGCGGGCGATGCGGCTGAGGATGAACCTTCGGGCACTGCGGAAGCAGATGTTGACCCTGCGCCAGCAGAGTCCGCGTCCGACGACGATGCGGACGGTGTCGCGGGGAACGACGTATCTGTACATGTGGATCCGCCCGCTGCCGAGCCCGATCCGCCCCGTGATCCCGGTGTGGCGCCGGTGGCCCCAGATGCTGCCAGCGCCGTCGCCATTGTCGATGCTGCCAACATCCGTGCCGAGGCCATCGCCCACGCCCGCGCGGTGATCGATCTTTGCCGCCTCGCCGGGCAGCCGCAAATGGCAGGCCGGTTCCTGGAAGCAGATACGGGTCTCGACGAGGTCCGCAATCGGCTCCTCGCCGCCAAGGCGGAGGCGACCCCAGATATCACCAGCAGCGCGCACGCCCAACCCGGGCGCGCGGGTGCCACCAATCCCTGGGGCGAGGTCATCGCCCGCACGTTCAAGACGAAAGGATAAGCGTCCATGACCACGCTCATTGAAGGCAAACACCCGGGCGGCTTTCTGGTTTGGGAAGTACTGCGCGATTACACCCGCGAAACTGTCACCATCGCTTCCGGCGCGGGCAAGCTCGTCCCGGGCACCGTGCTGGGCAAGATCACCACAGGCGGCAAATACACCGGCCTCGCGCCTGCCGCCACGAACGGCAGCCAGAACCCTGCCGGCATTCTTTGGGGTCTGGCCGATGCAACCAGCGCCGATGCGCCGGGCGTCGTGGTTTTGCGCGGCCCCGCCATCGCAAACCGCACCGAACTCGTCTGGCCCGAGGGCGCGACCGAGGCCCAGATCTCGGCCGCAACCACCGCCCTGGCTGCGCTCGGCATCCTGCTGCGCTGACCCTTCCATTGAAAGGACTCTCCCCATGGCAACCATGGATATCTTCGAGGGCGATGCCTTCTCTATCATCGAACTCACCCGCGCGCTGGAAAACATCCCCTTTAAGCCGGCGATCCTCTCGGGCGCGGGCCTGTTCGGGTCGCGCGGTGTGCGCGCACGCACCGTGATGATCGAAAGCCGCGACGGCACGCTGTCGCTGATCCCGTTCTCCGAACGCGGGTCCGCCTATGAACAGCAGGTACCCGT